AATGTTGCAAGCCGAGTCAATAACGGAGCACGAACCGCCGTGGAGGCGAGATGAGACAGCGATTTATTCAAATTCCCGGCACTGGCGAACTGGTGCCGGCCGAAGAATATCGGCCCGTGAGGGAGCGATCATGCATGATCATGCCCGACATCAAGCCATATCAATCGATGCGGACTGGCGAAATGATTTCCTCGCGCTCCAAACATCGTGAGCACATCCGCCAGCACGGCTTGATCGAAGTGGGGAACGAAATAAAGGCTGCGATGACGTACACGCCGAAGAAGCTGGATCGAGAACTGCGCAAGCGGCAAATCGCCGACGCCCTGAACAACCGATGAACTACGGACTCCCCTGCAAGTCTTGCAACGGCATTGCGTTCCGAATGCGGGAGATGCCCGCTTACGGCTCCCTTCTGATAGTACGAAATGTCTATCGCTTAGACGGACGGGAGATTGCCGCTGGGAGTCCCATCCGGTGTGAGGAATGCGGCGTATTGGTGCGCGCAGATGACCTCAAAACGGACCGAATCGTAGAACTCGCATAACAGGCCCGGTTCGGGCCTTTTTCTTTTGGAGAGACCATGACTGACGAGCTGGAAACCCAGCCCGGCGGCGAAGCTTTGCCTGAAGCCCCCGAGGTTGACCGACGTTCCGCCATTGCGGCGGCCCTGGACAAGGCAGAGACCATTGAGGCGCCGGCAGAGGCGACAGACGACCGGCCTCGGGACGAGGCGGGACGGTTTGCGCCAAAGGAAGCGCCTGTAGAGGCTCAGGAGCCTTCGGAGCCGAAGCCGCAGCGCAAGTACCCCTCTAGCTGGAAACGCGAGCTCGAGCCCGTGTACCGCCGGCTGGAAGCGGACCCGGAGCTTGCGGCGGTGCTCGATGAAGTGGAGCGCCGGGAAGGCGACTTTCACAAGGGCGTCGAGCAGTACAAGAGCAAGGCGCAGTTCGCCGAGGCCATGGAGAAGGCCATCTCGCCGTACATGGCGACGATTCAGAGCATGGGCGCCTCGCCCGATTACGCGGTGCAGTCGCTGCTGGCGGCGGACCACCGATTGCGATACGGCACGCCGACCGACAAGGCCCAGGCGATGCAGCAGCTCGCACAGTTCTACGGCATCGACTTGGGGGCCGTGCCTCAACAGGCACAGACCGACCCGACCATCGATGCATTACAGCGGGAGCTGTACCAGTTGCGCCATCAGGTGCAGCAGCAGTTCCAGCAGCATGAGCAAGTCAGCGAAGCGCAAATCCTTTCGGATATCGACGCGTTCAAGGCTGATAAGCCGCACTTTGAAACGGTGCGGAAGGCGATGGCCGCCATGATTCAAGCGGGCGAAGCAGCAAACCTGCAGGAAGCCTACGACAAGGCGGTATGGGCGCATCCCGAGATTCGGACCTCGCTGATTGAACAGCAGCGGAAGGCCGACGAGGCGAAGCGCAAGGAGGAAGCACAACGAGCAGCAGCCGCCGCGAAATCCGCAGCGGTGCAAGTCCGTGGCGCTCCAACGGCGGGCGGAGGCAATCCGTCCGTTACGGACCGCAGAGCGATGGTCGAAGCGGCCTTTAGTCGCTCTCGGATTTGACCCCTGATTAGGAGCTAACGACATGGCTTTTCCTGGCTCGATATCGAGCACTGCCATCAGCGATGTGATCGCAACGACGATCGAGAATCGCAGTGGGGTGCTCGCTGACAACATCAGCAACAACAACGCCCTCCTCGCGCGGCTGAAGAAGCGCGGCAAGATCAAGACCGCCTCCGGCGGTGAAGTGATTTTGCAGGAGCTGTCCTATGAGGACAGCACGACCAACAACGCCGGGTATTACTCGGGCTATGAAACCCTGAACATCACGCCGAACTCGCCGATTTCCGCGTCCCGTTGGGACTGGAAGCAGGCGGCCGCGGCGGTGACCATTTCCGGGTTGGAAATGCTCCAGAACGCGGGCAAGGAGAAGATCATCGACTTGATCGACTCCCGCATCGAGATTGCCGAAGCGCAGATGGAGAACCTGATTGCGACCGGCATTTACTCGGACGGCACCGGGACCGGCGGCAAGCAGATCACCGGCTTGCAGGCGATCATCGCGGACGCGCCCAGCTCGGGCATTGTCGGCGGGATCAATCGCGGCACGTGGAGCTTTTGGTCGAACCTGACCTACGACGCTTCCACGGACGGCGGCACGGCGGCGACGTCGAGCAACATCCAGTCCTACATGAACCGCCTGGCTGTACAGCTTGTGCGGGGCACGGATGGCCCGGATCTCATTGTTGCTGATAACAACTACTACCGGCTATTCCTGGAATCGATGCAGGCAATCCAGCGTGTCACGTCTCCGGAGATGGCGAAGGCTGGCTTCACCTCGTTGCAATACTACGGAGCGGGACGGGCTACGGATGTAGTGCTCGATGGCGGCGTGGGCGGCAACTGCCCGGCAAATCACATGTACTTCATCAACACGAAGTACCTGTTTTTCCGGCCGCACGCCGACCGTAACTTTGTGCCGATTGGCGGGGAACGGATGGCGACCAACCAGGACGCCATTGTGAAGCTCATCGGGTGGGCCGGGAACATGACGGCTTCGGGGTGCAAGTACTTGGGCGTCTTAAAGGATTGATGTGAGGGTATTGAAATGACATTTGTTACTGACGGAGCCCTCGGCATCAACCTTGCCGAGACCACCACAGGCACCACGACTGACGGAGCAGACGCGAAGTTCCGACTGGGGCAGCGCGTCACCGCTTCGGACGGCTCGGTGTGGCTGTATGTGCAGGCCGGGGCTGCGATTACGCAGTACTACACGGTCACTATCGACGAAAACTACCAGGCCGTGCATTGCACGAAGGCGCTGGTCGATGCCGGTCATCAGATCGGCTTCGCCCAGGTGGCCTTCGCCGACAATGAGTTCGGCTGGGTGTGCGTCCACGGCCCGGGCAATATCACCATTCGGGTGGCTGCCTCGTGCGCAGCGGATGTACAGCTCTACACCACGAGTACGGCGGGTGTGCTAGATGACACCAGCGCGTCGCAGACCATCATTCGGGGTGTGGTGATTGTGGCGGCGGCCACCAACACGGCGTCGAGCCGTGAGGCGATTGCCGTGTACCCGAACGCGACTGCTACACCATAACTAACCGGGGGCGGGGAAACTCGCCCCCATCTCTTGTGCCAATAAGAATGAAACACCTGTTTTTAGCAGAATCCGATTATGCGGCCTGTGGTGCTGCTTTTGCGTTAGCGCTGCAAAGCGCTGGCGAAGAGTGTCGATATTTAGCGGCCCGCCGGCATATTTATAAATACCCCCATCAAACCCAGTTCATCGATCCGCAGAGAGCCTCGGAACAACTATCTGGCGCTGTCGCCTGGGCCGATTGGATCTGGCTCGTTCAATCGGACTTGCCGAGCGTAATGGGCGGGACGTATGGCGGAAACATTGGCTTTCATCCGCAACGTGATGCATGGAAGGGCGTATTACGCAGCAAAAAGCTGGCGCTCCTACATGGGGGAGGGCATTACCGGGACTATCGCGAATTTTATGCGGATTGCTGGGGGCCGTTCGAGCCGTTATCGATTTGCTACGAAGCGGATTTGATGGGCTCATTCGCCAACGAACATCTGGTAATTCCGCCGCTAAATCCGTTGTGGGTGCCGCAGGACGAGCGCAACTGGAATGGGTTGCGGGTTGGGCATTTCCCGTCACGGCCAACTGACAAGGGCTCTGAATGGATTATTCCGCTGTGCGAAAAATTCCCCTTCGAGTTGCGCTCGAACGTCACCAATCCGAATCATGAAGACGGGGTTGATCGGATAACGTGGGAAGGGCAGCTAGATCGCATTGCCGACTGCGATGTAGTGATTGATCAAATCAAGCCAGAGTTGAACGGCAAACCATTTGGCGAATGGGTATCGTTGGCTACCGAGACAGCGATGTGCGGAAGAATCCCAATTACGAATTCCAGGAATCCACAACCGTACGTGGATACCTACGGCCGGATGCCGGGCATTCACATTTGCAATGACGCCGAGGCGTTGAGCAAGGAGTTAGATCGACTCTGTGCGCTGCCCGAGCCAGCGCTCCGGAAAGAGCAACGAGAATGCCGGCATTGGGCCGAGCAATGCCACAGCCTGCGACCTACGGGCCGGTTGTTGTTAAGGCTGTGTCAGTAACCGTTGCCTGCGTTTTATATCAAGGCCAGGACGTACCCGCACACTCGCTCGGCATTTTTACCCCGGAATGGGTGGACCGGCTTTATCGGGGAATTAAGCGCAACACGACGCGTCCGTTCAGGTTCGTGTGTTTCGTTGACCGAGAATATGAATTCAAGGAGCCGATTGAGTCGATCCCGCTGAAATTACCTTATCGGAACATGTTCTCACTGCTGGAACCGTTCAGTGAGGATTTGGGCCAGGTACTTTTCATGGGGCTCGACACCATCATTACGGGCAACATAGATCACCTGATGGACTATCGCGGGCCGTTCGCGATGCTGAAAGACCCGTGGTTTGATCGGCCCTGCTCTGGCGTGATGATGTTTCCGCATACGCCGGAAATCTGGGATAACTTCGTCGCGAAGCACGCGCAGGCGGCGCGGGATGCGACCATGTTCGGTCTGCCGTCCGACATGATTTATCTAGCCACCGTTCCGCACGTGTTGCTGGACGACCTCGGGCTGGCAAAAGGGATTTACAGTTACAAAGCCCATATCAAGCCAGATCCGGCGCTGCTCGAAAAGTCGTGCATCGTCTACTTCCACGGCAAGGAAAAGCCGCACGAGCTGCCGGAATGTGGGTGGGTAACTGAGCATTGGGGACCGCCTGTCGCGGCTCCGGTGCGCTGGATTGAGGCGTTAAATAATGATCGACGCGTCATGCTCGATCAGTTTCGTGAAAATCTGAAGCGGCCGCTTCCCTGGTTCGAGGGCCGGCCTGCGCATACCAAGCCGCTACTGTTGGTCGGTGGCGGCCCGAGCTTGCAGGACACGCTTCCAAAACTGCGTTTTCACCATAAACGCGGTGAGATTTGGGCGCTGAACAACACGCACGACTGGCTTATTGCGCGCGGGATTATTCCCGACGTGCATGTAATGCTCGACAGCCGGCGGGAAAACGTCGAGTTCGTGCGGAATCCCAGGAAGGGCATACGTTATCTCATTTCGGCGTTTTGCCATCCCGACGTGTTTGATGCCTTGGAAGGTTACGACGTAACGCTGTGGATGTCCAACATGGACGGCACGATAGATATGGTCAAGGGCATCACGCACAAGCCCGTAATTCTGGTGGGTGGCGGCGCTTCGGTAGGCATGAAGGCGATGTTCCTGGCCCACATTGACGGCTTCAGGACATTTCATTTTTTCGGGTTCGACTCTTCCTATCGCGGGGGGGCGAACCACGCGTACCGGCAAGCCCTGAACGACCAGGAGAGCCGAGCCGAAATCGTGGCCGCCGGGCGCACGTTCAGCTGCGCGCCCTGGATGGCGAAGCAGGCGATGGAGTTTCAATCTCAGGCCCGAGAGCTTATGCGGTTGGGCTGTCGCCTTTATGTACATGGGGACGGGCTCATCCCTTGGATTATGGAGACGTGGAATGAACGACGACGACGCGAAGCTGTGGGTTAAATTCCTGAAGCGGGCGGTGCACTTGAAGGCCCGGAGCGAGAGGGAGGGTCGGCAAATATACGAAGACCGGGAGTTTATCTCGATTGTGGTTCCGGGTTCGGCGGATGAAATCGTTCGCGAGATCCGAGAGGAAGATAAAGTCCGGTTTGCCGCGCAGTGGAATCGTTACTTGCTGAACCAAGAGCAGGTAATGGACGGCACCCCCATTGATGAATGGCCAGCGCTGACAGCCTCTCAACGAGAGGAATTGAAGTATCTCAAGGTGTTCACCGTGGAGCAAATCGCGGGGCTGTCGGACGCGCAGTGTCAGAAGCTAGGCGCGGGCTATATGTCGCTGCGGGTGAAGGCTGGTGCGTTTCTCGATTTGGCGAGGGATACAGCAGCGGTCCAGCGTTATGCGGCCGAGAATGCGGAGCTGCGGGCAGAGATTGAAGCCCTCAAGGAAGCGGTCGCCGAGATGAAGAAGAAGGGCAGTAGGGCGGCATGACGCTGCTGCAGATCATCCAGCAGGCGTGCCGGGAGCTGGCATTGCCGCTCCCGAATGCCGCCGCGACGGCGACTGAGCAACAGTCCCTGCAGATGTTTGGCTTGATGAATGCGCTCGGGCAGGAATTGCTAGATCGCCACGATTTCCAGGTTTTAGTTGAAACGCACACGTTTGTCACGGATGCGACCGGCGCTGCGGCTTTGCCATCGGATTTTCATCGTCCGCTCAATGACACGCAATGGGATCGCAGCAATCGCTGGGGCTTGGTGGGGCCGATGTTGCCGGCCGGCTGGCAATGGTTGCAATCCTCGCAATTGGCGAGTGTGGGGCCGCGTGTGCGGTTCCGGATACGTGGTGATCAATTCGAGTATTACCCAGGCACGGATACCGGCAATACGTTTGCCTTCGAGTACATCAAGAACAAGTGGGTCGTGGACGACGACGGCTCGACCGAAAAAGCCGTATTCGAGAATGACAATGATACCTGCGTCTTCCGTGACCGGCTCATGGTCAATGGGCTCAAATACAAATTCCTGGCCGCCAAAGGATTTGATACGACGATTGCGGAGCGCGATTTCGAGCTGCAAATAGAGGCGCAGGCGGGCGACGGTGGGGCTCCTACGTTGTCGCTATCTGGCCCGGAGCCGTCGCATTTGATTGATTTGAGCAACGTGCCAGATAGTGGCTATGGCTAACAAGCCAACTGCCAAAACTATTTCCATTGCCGCGCCGGTTGGCGGGTGGAATGCACGTGATCCAATCGCCGCGATGGACGAATTGGACGCGCCGGTGATGGACAACATGTTCCCGTCCACGACCGATGTGCAGTTGCGTAAGGGCTATTCGGTGCATGCGACCGGCCTGCCCGACATCGTGGAAACTCTCATGGTGTATTCCACGTTCACTGGAGAAACGTTATTTGCGGCGTCGTCGGGTGCCGTTTACAACGCCACTGCGGTAACCGCAGTGGGCACGGCGGCAATCACCGGGCTGACCAACGTGCAAATTCAGTACGCGAATTTTACCGACACGACTGGCAACCAATATCTGCATTGCGTCAACGGCGCGGACGCGATGCGGGTCTACAACGGGACGGCGTGGGTCACGGTTTCGGCCTCGAGCAGTCCGGGGCTGACCGGCGTATCCGGTAGCGACATCATTAATATCGGGATTCACGTCAATCGGTTGTGGCTGGTCAAGAAAAGCACCTTATCCGCCTACTATCTACCGTCCGGTGCGGCCGGCGGGGCGGCGACAGAATTCGACTTAGGGCCGGTCTTCAAGCTCGGCGGCAAATTGATGACGATGGGCTCATGGACCATCGATGCCGGAGAGGGCATGGATGATCATGCGGTATTCATTACCGACAAAGGCGAGGTGGCGGTTTACAAGGGCATTGATCCATCGAGCGCCAGTACGTGGGTCAAGGTCGGCACCTACCGTATTGCGCCACCCATCGGTTATCGCTGCCTGGTGAAGTATGCCGGCGACCTGATTGTGATTACGACGGACGGCTTCTACCCGCTCTCTAAAGCCCTCCTGAGTGACCGCACAAATACCGCAATCGCGCTCTCTGACAAAATCCGCGACGCGGTGAAACAGGCCGCAGAGACGAGCAAAGCACAGTTCGGGTGGGAAGCGTTGTTCTATCCCGGCGCGCCGTTCCTGCTGTTCAACATTCCCTTTGCATCAGGCTCTCACCAGTACGTGATGAACACGCTTACAGGGGCATGGGGCAAGTTCACCGGCTGGGACGCGAACTGTTTCGCGCTATTCGGCAATCAACCGTATTGGGGCGGCGATACCAAGGTTTACAAGGGTTGGGATACCTATGCCGACGATGGCGCCAATATCACGGCCAATGTGTTGCAGGCGTATCAATATTTCAAAGCGCCGGGACGCGTGAAGCACTTCAAGATGGCGCGGCCGATCATACTCACCAACGGCGCGCCTGGAATATTGATGGCGATGAACGTCGATTATAACGCGCAGGAGCCAACATCGAGCATCACGTTCACCGCATCCACCGCCGGCGTATGGGATTCCGGCCTATGGGATAGCGCGACGTGGGGGGGTGACCCATCCATCAAGCGCGACTGGCAGACACTCGGGGCGGTCGGCACGGCCGGCGGGCTGCGACTCAAAACCGTGTCACGGGGCGTGCAAATCCGCTGGCAAGCGACTGATGTCGTCTTTGAGGTGGGGGGAGTGATTTAGGGCGGCATTATGATCGTCATTGGCCCCGGGGTCGTCGAATGGGTCGCGAACCGCACTCGTGATCACGGCTTCGGGGCGGCGATCGGGATTGGCTGGGAAAAGAACGGGGCTCTAATCGCTGGCGTCGTGTTCAACGAATACAACGGCGCCAATATCTGTATGCACGTCGCCTCTGACGGGTCCAAAAAATGGATGGCCCGCGAATACCTGTGGACGTGTTTTGACTATCCCTTCAATCAAGCCAAGGTCCAGCGGATTACGGGCTTGGTGGGCGAGGGGAACATGAACGCGAGGAGCTTTGACGAGCATATCGGCTTCAGGCTGGAAACCCGGCTGCGAGGCGCACATCCGACGGGTGACCTGTTGGTTTACTGCATGTGGCGCGATGACTGCAAATGGCTGAGGTTGAAAGATGAGAGGCTTTAAGACCCGTTCCCGCTGGCTGGGCGTGTATTTCAAGGATTCTCCTGACCCTCCTCCGCCGCCTGACTACGTCGGGGCGGCGGTAGCTCAGGGCTCTGCGAATGCCGATGCCGCGCGGCTCACGGCGCGGATGAACCGCCCTGACGAATATACCCCGTTGGGCTCCCGGACGTGGCAGGACTTGGGCGGGGATCGCATGGCCTCGCGCATCAACCTGACGCCGGCCGGGCAGAACCTCTACAACCAGAACGAGCGCATTTCGACCGGGCTTGGAGGGGCAGCGGAAAACGCCCTGGGGCGGGTGCAGGATACGTTCTCGCAGCCGTTCGGTGCTTCGTTCGACCGGAATGCTTATGCCGATGCCCTGATGGGGCGGGCGGAGCGGAAGTTCGGCCAGGACGAGGAAGCCATGCGCTCCCGCCTGATGGCTGGCGGAATCAATCCCGGGACTGAGGCATGGTCGCGGGAGTACGACCAGTTCAATCAGGCCAAGAACGACGCGCGGATGCAGGCCGATATTCGTGCCGGGGATGAGATGTCGTCCGAGCTGCAGCGCCAGGCATATCAACGGAATATCCCGCTGTCGGAACTCAATGCGCTCCGAACGGGCGCGCAGCCGAACATGCCGCAGTTTCAAGCCTATGGCGGCTCAGGCCCGGTCCAGCCCGCTCCGATCATGCAGGGCGCCCAAGCACAGTACGGGGCGGGGATGGATGCCTATAACGCCCAGGCTGCGATGTACGGTAATCAGATGGATGGCCTGTTTGGGTTGGGCTCCGCTGCGATTTCCGCCGCGCCGTTTATTCCCGGGTTCTCCGACCGCAGGCTCAAGACCGACATCGAGGCCCTGCCGTTGACCTTCGGCGGCTTCCCGCTTTATCGGTTTACCTACGTGTGGGGCGAGCCCTCGGTGGGCGTGATGGCCGATGAAGTGATGGCCGTCAAACCCGAGGCGGTGCAGTTCGTGAACGGCTATGCCGTGGTGAATTACGGAGCCCTCTGATGCCGAACATCTCGTTTACGAGCCCCTACGATACGCAGCAGGCCGAGCTGGAACGAAGGGCGGCCTACGCCCAGGCTCTACAGCAGCAGGGCATGGAGTCGCCCCAAGGCCAGATGGCCGGCCGAATGTACGTGCCGCCCTCGCCGCTTCAGGGCCTGGCGAAAATGCTGCAGGCGGGAGTTGGGGCGTACGGCGCGAAGCAGACGGCGGACAAGCAGACGACGCTGGCGACCGAGCGGCAGCAGAAGATGGTTGAGGCCCTGAAAGGCTACGGCACGTCAGGGAATGCCGGCGCGCTGCTGGAAAACCCGGACACTGCCGGCTATGGCGTGCAGGGGATGATGTCCGAGCGCCAGGCGCAGATGGCGGCCCAGCTTGCCGCAGACAAGGCGAGCGAGGATCGGCGGTGGCGCGCTGAGATGGAGGCGGACAAGCAGAAGTTCCAGGCCGAGCAGAACGACCTGAACCGCGAAACCAGAATGCAGGCGGCGCAGATGGGCGGCGGCGGGACTCCGTATTACCTGTTCCTCCCGGGCGCCAATGGCTACCTCGTGGGGAACGCGCGGACGGGGCAGATTGAACCCGGCATGGTTGGCGGGCAGCGAGCGATTCCGGGCTCGCTTGATCCCGCGTTGCAGGGCGCGTTGGCCGGCGCCAAGGCCGGCGGCAAGGTGGAAGGCGAATCCGCGGCTCAGGCCGTCGTGAACCTGCCCAAGATTGTGGCCGGCGCGGACCAGACCACCGGGCTGGTCAACCAAATCCTCCAGCACCCGGGGCTTCCCGATGCGGTCGGAATGAAAGGCGCTGCGATGGGTTTCGGGTTGTCCAATTCGGCCGTCCCCGGGACTGCGGCAGCGGACTTCAATGCCAAGCTCGGCCAGTTGACGGGCAAGCAGTTCCTTGAGGCTTTCGAGTCTCTGAAGGGCGGTGGGCAGATTACCGAAGTTGAAGGCACGAAAGCCACAAACGCCATTGCCGCGATGCAGACCTCGCAGAGTGAGGAACAGTTTAAGCGGTCCGCGCAGGAGTTTTTGGAAGTGATCGAAGCGGCCAAGCGGCGAGCGATTGCCAAAGCGCAGGGGCAGGGTTCGGGGGCGACGGGGACTTTTGATGAGCCTGCCCCTGTTTCCGAGGGCTTGTCGCCCGAGGAAGCGGCCGAGCTGGCTGACCTTCGGAAGCGGTTTGGACGATGAGTGATCGGGAAGAGCTTCAGGCACTACGCCGCTTGGCGGAGCTTGAGGCGAAAGCCGGGGATAAACCTCAAACCATCGGCCATTTGCAAGGCCTCTTACGCCAGTACGCGCATACGGCTGCGTTCGGTTTCGATGATGAGCTAGCCGGCGCCGCATCGGCGGCCACGGGCGGCGAGTACAAGAGCGCCCGCGATGCGTATCTGAGCGAGCGCGAGCGGTACGCAGACGAAAATCCGGGCAAGAGCTTAGCCGCTGGTATTGCTGGCGCCCTTGCTCCGGGTGGGGCGGTCGCCAAGGGCGTTATGAGGGGCGCTGCGGCGCTGCCGACGTGGGCGCAGACGGCCACCATTGGCGGGATCACTGGCGGCGCCCAGGGCGCCGGGGACGCGGACGACGGCGACCGGGCAGCAGGAGCATTGACCGGGGGCGTATTCGGCGCGGCGACGGGCGCGGCCCTTCCTGCTGTGATCAAAGGAGCGGGGAACGCGTATCGCAGCGTGGTCGGTGTGGATGACGTGATGCCCTCCGCCCCGTCCTTAAAGGAAGCAGCGACGCGCGGCTATGAACAGGCCCGGAACATGGGCCTGGAAGTGAAGCCCGAGGCGATCCAGGGCGCGGCCGGCAGGATTCGGCAGACGCTATCCGATGCCGGGTACCGCGACTACCTGGCGCCCAAGACATTTCGCGCGCTGTCCGAGATGGAGACTGCGCAGACC